GGACCGTTCATTGGTTGAACGCCACATAGATCATAAGCGATCAGATTAGGCATAGAGCGTCTGATTAGAGAAATCAGAACGGGGTCGAAACCTGCGGTAGGTCCAGCATTAAATCCTTGTGCGCTGTCACCAAATCCACCGGAAGCACCAGCAGCATTACCGGAGTTGGTTGGAGATTCGTAGAGGAAATCACGCTCTTCGCGGAGTTCTCTCTCTTGGTTTTCTAGCAGGATAGCGGTTACAGATCTGCGATGTGCATCTTTGATCTGATCCATTCCGGAATAGTCCAGAATTGGTGCCCACTTCTCCTGCAAATATTCTGCGTTGAACATTTGCATTTGTTTTACCTTGTTGAAAGTTTTTGTTTGATTGTTTATAATTTAAAAAATCACAGTTTAGCGACTCTTCCCAGAGTCTGAAGGTATGTTGCCATTCTTCCATCAACTTGTAGTTGCTGGGACTGGACATCAGTACTTTCGGATAAGGTTTCCGAGTCATCTCTTTGAGCACTAGTATTTGTTGGGAAATAAGAATCCCTCAGAGTTACCAGTTTCTCACGATAGTTTGCTTCACTATCAAACTCAACATTTTCGGCAAGAGAAGCGAGTTTGTCCTTCTGAGAAAGTGCAAGACCCTCAGCGACATCTGCAAAAATTACATCAGCAACTGACTCTGCTAATCTTCTATTCAGAGCAACATTTCTTTCAATTTGCTCGTTGAGTTTTCCTTCCATTTCATCAAGTTTATCTACCATACTCTCGATTACATCATATCTATCTTCAGGGATTGAAACATAATGATCTTCAAAAAGACCTCTCATTCCTTGGAGGAATGATTCGGTCATTTCAGTTTTGAGACCGTGCTCAACTGCGAGTGCATTTTCAGCAATCCACTCATCAGCAACATACTCAAGGTATGCATCGACACGATCAACAAGACCTTCTTTAATTGCTTCAATTTCTTCTACGAGTGCTTCCTCATAGGATGATTGAAGTTCTTCTTTGATTTCAGCAACCTTAGAACGGATTGCTGCTTCAAAGATTGTTCTTGCTTTTTCTTGAAACTCTTCAGAGAGTTCTTCACCGGCAAGGAGAGCATTAACATCTTCTTCGATGTCAAACTCTTCCTTCATTTCATCTTCTTCGTCTTCTTCATCCTCATCTTCATCTTCTTTTTTGGAAGGTTTTTTGCCGTTCTTCGATTTTTTACCTTCTTCATCATGAGACTCTTCGGCAACTACTTCTTCATCCTCATCAAGTTCTTCTTCATCAACAAGATCTTCATCTTCTTCCGTCTCTTCCTTTACACCTTTCATAGAATCTGCTGCAACTGCTTTAGCGTTTACAACATCTCTAACTTGTGCAAGAGTTGTGGCTGGATCCTTAAGTTTTGAAGAATCATCATCGGGACGATAATTTTCTGGAGTTGGACCGCCTAAATCTTCCCAAGAACTTGTTTGACCAGGAGTTACAACGGAAGTTGCACTCTTTGAGGGAGTTTCGGCAGGTGCGGCCCCTTTGGTTACTACGTTTTCCATTTCTTGTAAATTTCTACCAACGGACATTTTTTTTAGATCTTGTGTTATAATCTATATTTATTTATAAATTAAAGATTTCCCAAGAAATCTTTAAATAATTCAATTTTATGTTCTTGTAGAGTTTTTTCATCTACAAGAGTATTGATTCTACGCTTTGTTTGCTCTGCAAGTTTTTCACGAAGGATTCCTCCTTCCCAAACCCATTCTTTACCCTCCATAATTCCTTGAACAAAAGCATCAGGAGCAGAAGGATCGGCAACGATGTCTGCAGCAGTTGCAAGCATGAAATCTTCGCCAACAATTTTATGACCTTCATTGGTCAATTTAAGTGAACCAACACCACGAGAAGAAACACCTAGACAAACACCAGAATCCAATAAAGATTGGGCAATTTTACCCATTGGAGTTTCGAGAAGTTGTGCCTTACCCCTAAAGTTTGTTCCTTCTGCCGTAAGAGAAACAATCTTATGGGAAACACGATCAAGATTGACTGTAGGACCATCTGGATGTCCTAACTCCCCAAGAGCACGACCTTTTGAAATAAAAGATTCGGTGTATCTTTTTACCTCCTTTGCAAGAGTTTGCATAGGGTACATTCTTCCATTACGGTTACAAATGTCTCCTTGAAGAAAAATTCCTTCAATAAACATTGTTTTTTTACCATTTACCTTTTCGGTAATAAACTCTACTTGTGAGACTTCTTCTGTGATGAGTTTCATTTTTTATTCGGTGACTAACTGAACGATTTCTGTGATACTAACATTCTCAGATCCTGATGAGGTAATCGCACTCACCTTCACACTTCTTGCAATATTTGCATTAGTTGTAGTAATTACTCCAACAATAGATGAACTATTATGTGAGATTGTCACAGAATCATTAGATACTGCAGTAATCAATCTGTGCTCTGTATTAATTCCTGCTGGATGTGCATTTTGAATGGTGACATAATCGCCAACTAAAAATGGATTTCCTGCATTTTCATCAAATGAAATAACAGTTGACGCTCCTGTAGTAATTCCTGCAATCTTTTGTCTTGCAAGTCTTTCTTTCAATACTTCATTACCATAAGGAGTAAGATGAAAAGAATTAATGGTGGCAACCGGATCCCCTCCAGTTTCAATATAAACTGAGGTCAATCCGGTAGATACTCTTATATATCCACTTCTAAGGGCAATAGGATTACTAGTAGTTGCCGCACCTGCAGTAGCAGTAATTCTATTTACATTTTGAACAATCTTAATTGCCATTATTCTTGGTCCTCTGTATTGCCTTCATCACCAAACATCGATGCTGCCACATAAGGTCGGGCAGAATCAACTCTGTCCGATGCTTTTGCGTATAATATTTCTTTAATTTTATCAGATACATCAGATGCTGAACCATCTGTTGCAATCAAATCGATAAGTTCTTCCATAAAAACAATTTATTATTATAAGATTATTTATATCTTGCCACCTTTAGGCTCTGGAGGAGGTTCTGGTGCAAGTGGTTCTTCAGGAACTTCTCCTAGTGCTGACTCTCCTGTACCTTCTGGAGGTAAACCACCTTCTGGAATAGGATTGCCCATTTCATCCACTGGAGGATTAGGATCTGGAAGAATACCCTTTTCAATTTCATCATCAATTTGTTCATCAATATCAATAATCTCACTATCAGTTTGACGAAGAATCTTTTTGCGGACATATTCGGTTGAGAAATATTTGCCAATATATGGTTCCATCGTCGTAACGAGTGTTAAACGATTTGTAAGTAATTCTGCTTCCTTAAGTTCTGCAAAATGGTTGTCATATAAGAAATCATATTGAATATGATCGCTCATCTCTTCCCAATCTTCCGGAGATACAATATTTTTTAACAAAAGTTGAGTACGAAGCATATCATTAAACATATTTGCAAAACGCTTTCTTAAACGTCCAACAAACTTGGAAAACTTAAGTTCATCTCTTAGAATTTCTGATGAACGACCTAGATTAAATCCATCACCGCCACCGGCAATTCTTGACTCCGGAACTCCTAATGATCTATAAAGTTTCTTTTGGAAATACTCAATATCAGAAAGTTCTCCTAAATTTTGACCACCGGGAAGAGTTGTGATTTCAGTTCCTCTTCCGCCTTCTCTTCTTGGAAGCCAGAAATCTTCAAGCATACTCATAAACTTACGGTCATCACGAACCTCTCCGGTGTTCGCATCGTAAACTAATTTATTACGATAACGACTCATAACCTCCTTGAGGTATTGTTCTGCCTTTACTTTTGGAAGATTGCCAACATCAATATAGAAGATACGACGTTCTGGTGCTCTAGATAATCTATAGATTACTAAAGAGTCTTCAATCATTCTCAACTGATTGAGTGCCTTAATTGCCTTATGAAGATAAGAAAGTACGGTTCCCTTATTTCTATCTACTAAACCTGAAGTGCAATATGTGATTGAATCTCTTGCAATCTTTACCCCACCTTTTGACGATGAACTAAGAGTACCTGATGGATAATTTGATGTTGGAGTGTAAATAAAATACTCCTCAATTTCAGGATATGTAACCTGATTTACATTAAAATTACTGAGTGATGATAAATTTGGACCTATATTATTGTTCGTCTTTTTCTCTTGACGAATGTGCTTCATCTTCATAGGATCAATATATCTGAGTTCCTGAATTCCATCTTCAGGTTTCTTTACATCAATAACTTTGAGATAAAATAATCTACCGTCAATATACCAATTCCTAAAAATTTCGTGGGACTTCTTATCAAAGTCCATAATTTCTTTAATATATTTAAACTCATCTCTTATAATTTTCTTGAGTTTATCACTTGCATTTAAGTTTGAGAGTTCTATCTCTACGGGAGAATCATATAAATCACTTACGATTGCTTCATTAACAACATCTTCAATTGCACCATCACATTCTGGATGGAGAGACATTTCACGATATCGACGAATTAAGTCATATTCTGTCCTATAAACACCCTCAATATCAACAGTCTGACCATAAAATCCAGATTGAATATAATAATCAACCCCGTCCTCATTATTAGGAGGAACGGGGGAGACTATTGATTTGGATTTTTTTTCATTATCCTCAATCGAAAAACCAAAAAGTTTCGCCATTTTATAAATTTAAACTCTTAATATGTTCTATTTAGTTAATATCTTCACCGCCAGCAGCAGGTGAATTACCTTTAACTGCTTCCCACCAAAGAACCTGCATCTCTACGGTAAACTCCTGAATAGCATCAGTTTCATATGCCAGATTGATTGGACTAATATTTGTTGGGAATAAATCATAGAAATGATATGCTCTCAGCGTAGAACCATCACGATCTAATTGATAAACGAAAGCATCTGCCTGATATAATGCTGGATCAGTAACACCAGTATTATCAGATACTCTGTTAATTTTATTCATCCAGTTTTCAAATGCCGAACGAATAGAAAAATCAGTGTCATTAATTACGGTAATCGTCCAAGTTTCAAAAGTACGATCTCCTGCTAATTTTAGAGTTCTTCCTCTAAATGCAACATCTATTGGAGTTACTGTTGAAGCTGGAAGTGCCGCAGACTTAACTAAGAATCTTGATTTGTCAAGAACATTAGTATCGGCAGCTGCAACATCTGGGAAAGAAAGAACAACCTCAAAGAGGTTACTTCTAGCACCACCACCAGACAGCTTACTCTTGAAGTCTGTAATCTTCCTTAAAGGAGGTGGATTTAATTGATTTCTGGTTGCCATAGTTGTTAAACCTCTTGATTAATTAAAAGTTGCCGATTACTTCTTCAAAATCAACACCAGTCTTGGTGGCAATGAAGGTAAGACCGATGAAGTTAATCGATCTCGCTGGTTTAATGTAGATGTCTGCTTTAAATTGATTTGCATCAATAACTGCTGCCGTGTTATTTGTTTCATCACAAATAACAACATAATCAAAAATACCTCTCTTTGCCTGAACATCACGCAAGAATGGTTCAATTGTATTTACGAAATTGGTTCTTGTAATTTCATCGTTAAACTCAAATAATACATCCTTAGCAGCACGAGAAATGGCATCTTCAAGATAGATAAAGAGTCTGCGAACATTAATACGGTCAAATGCAGATGTTCTTCCTAATCCAGTCTTATCACCAAACAGAATAATACCTGCTCCCGGTGAGAAGATGATTGGATTGATTCTATTGGAGTATAGACGATCTCTCTGAGACTTGCTTGGAGTATAGGCAAGTTTCACTGCATTTAGAATAGCACCTCTTGCCGTTCCTGCTGGAGAATACCAGGGGAAATAATTAATATCATTGCGAGCACATAGTCCAGCAATGTCACCATTTAAAGGAGCATATCTATAAGTATTTGCAAATCTATCGTACATATACTTGTACCCAGAATCAAATACTGCATAAGACGAAGATGCTATAGGTGAGAAGAAACTAATTACATTTTTGGTAATATCTTCTGGTGCTCTAACGGTAATATCCCCTTCTGCTGGATTGTCTGCAAGAGCAGCACCTCTATATGGGGTAATAAAGGCAATTGCATCCTTTCTAAGTTCGGCAACCGAAATAAGTTTGTTTGCCAGTTCTTGTGCGGTTTCTTTTGCATAACCAGCAGATCCCATCAATAAGAAATCTACTTTGATTTCTTCTGTGTTCTCAAATAAATCGTAACCATCCTTCAACTCTCCAAGATCAGCAGTAAGAGCACCAGAGGTTGAGATTCCTGTTTGCCCATTATAGTTAACACCACCTGCTAATGTGTAAGTATTAGAACCTGCTGAACCAAAAATGACATTTTCTGCCGGTTGATCCCATCCATTATCTGTGGTCAAATCAAATTGATTAGCATCGTATCCAGTTGTAGTAAGTCCGGCAGGAGCTCCACCGGCAAAGATGGTTGCAGAACCTGCGGCAATATACTTTCTCCAATAAGAAGTACTTCCAGCAGAAAACTCAGCATCAGATGCCTTGGAAAGACCTAAGTGCTTCTCAAGAATTGTTCCGGCATTGCCAGTAATTGTTCCTAAATCATCAATAACTACAACATGAACTTCATCAAATCTAGATCCTCTTGGTTCTGCGAATGCCGAAGTTCCTGGTGCTGGTGCTAGATTATTCCACTGGATGTTGGAATTAGTCAAAGTAATGTATTGTTGACTGAACCAATCAACTTCTCCAGTGTAAGCAGCACTTCCCAAAGTATCAGAGGAAATACCGCTGTTGTTTGTTCCTGCTGCCGGGGTTACAGATACGATACCAACATTTCCAGTTTCGGTAAAGCACCAAGTCCCATCTTGCTGATAATCAACGGATGTTTCTGTTCCAGCAGCAGATACGTGACTTAGAACTTTAACTTTTACTTCTGATTGACCAACTTCAGTGATAATACCTTTTAAATAACCGTCAAGAGAACTTCCGTTTGTAACATCAGTTTTACCCACTACAGATTGAGTTACACCATAACCAACTCGAAGTGTGAGTCCGGTTGTTGAGGATGTAGATACATTGCTTCCAAAAGAAACTGATTGTCCAGTAAGTACTGCAGTATTTAAAGATGCTGGATTAATGAATACTGTTCCTATTCCTATCGAAGTTACAGTCGTTCCTGCCCCAGTGACACCAGGTATTGTGTTTAGAGTTTGTCCAATTGTGATGCCAGTTGTTGTAATACCACTAATAAATGTAGTGGTAACTCCAATATTACCAGATGCTGTTGCAACCCCAACAAAAGTAGTAGTTGTAGTTGTCAGTGTAGTTGTTCCGATTCCGCTTAAAATTTGATCTGCCTTAGAGTCAATAATTGCTACTTTAATTCCGTTTGCCCAAGAACCAGGATTTCTTGCCGCTACAGTAACATTAGTAATGGTATTCTCATCATACCCAAGTTCTTCATAATTATCTAAACTCTTAATCTTTACACTACTTGCAGTTCCAACAAAAGCATTTTTTAGTTGGGTGTCGTCTGCTCTGACTACCTGCAGTGAACCACCATAAGAAAGATAGGATGAGGCAACCATCCAACTTTCATAGTGCTTGTCTG